TTGGATGATAGAAGCACTGAATCAGTAAATAGAAGTATGGTTTATTTTAATACACCAGAAGAAGCAGAGCTTGAATGTCTTAAAAAATTAATAGAAATAGTAAAACAAAAATAAGATTATGAAAATAGTATTATCAGAGCATTGCTTCGGAAGCAGTGTACATGTAGATGACGTGGATTTAGCAGAAAAAGAAGAAGGGTTATTTGACCCCAAACTTCAAAAAGATTATCGTGGTGCCATTCTTCTTGAACTTATGAGAAATATGGATAACATACCAAACTATTATTGGAAAGAGCTAGCAGAAATGGTAGTACTAGATAACCCAAGATATGTATTAGATGAAGAACAAACATCTCATGATACTTGCGAACAGTGTGGAAATTGGAACAGTTATTTAGTTTATAATAGTCAAGTATGAAAAGAACAATAGTACCCCATGTATTAGACATGATGAATGCACACATAGATAAACCTAAGAAAGTAGATGCAATAGAGTTTGCTGAATGGTTAGGTATAAATCTAATGATGAGGCTAGATGATGGTAGTTGGTGCTCAGAGCCTAAGATTTTAAAAGTTTATTCTATAGAAGAGTTATACGAGAAATTTAAAAAGAGAAGTAAGATATGACAATAAATAAAAAAGTATTGACTCCAGGAGCAAAAGCCAAAGAGTTAGTAGACCGATATGGTGTAGAAGTTGCAAGTGAGATTGTTGATGGCCTACTGACGGAAATACAAGAACTAGGCTGGATTCAAAAAAAGATTGATTACTACCTAGATGTAAAAAATGGAATTAAATTAATCGCTCAATTCAGAGCACAAAAACAAGAATAGATGACAATAAATATTGATTTTGACGGTACGTGTGTTACACATAGTTTTCCAAATATTGGGCAAAGTATAGGTGCTGCACCCGTATTAAAAAAGTTAGTCCATGCTGGGCACCAACTTATTTTGTTTACTATGAGGAGTAACAGAATTACTTTTAAGAATGTTGGGGAACATATTACCCCGGATACAAAAGGTACATTCTTGAATGATGCAATTCAATGGTTCATAGACAACGATATTCCTTTGTATGGAGTACAATCTAATCCGGACCAACATAATTGGACAGAAAGCCCAAAAAGTTATGCTGAGTTGATGATTGATGATTCAGCTCTTGGGTGCCCGTTAAAATATGACACAAGTAAATCCCATAGACCATTTGTTGATTGGGAAAAAGTAGATAAGATGTTAACTGAAATGGGATTAATTAAATAAAAATAAACAAAAGATGCAAGTAAAAGTAAAAAAATTATCAGAAAATGCAGTAGTACCTGCTTATGGGAAACCGGGGGATGCTGGGATGGATTTAACAGCAACAACAAGACACTTTGATGCAGAGGGGAATGTAGTTTATGGAACTGGTTTAGCCTTTGAGATACCGGAAGGTTTCGTAGGATTGCTATTTCCTAGGAGCTCTAATGCTAAGAAAGACCTAGTGTTGACTAATTCAGTAGGTGTTATTGATAGTGGCTATAGAGGAGAGGTTTCTTTTAAGTTCAAACCAGCTGCTTTTTTTGCAGATGATGCTTGGGCAGAGCCAGGCACTGTAGGTAATGTTAGTCAAACTTTTGATTACACAATTTTACCAAAAGGGTATAATCAAGACGATAGTTATGAATTTTCATTGTATGAAATTGGTGACAGAGTAGGTCAAATTATCATTATGCCTTACCCTCAAGTAACGTTTGAAGAGGTTTCAGAACTTTCTTCTACAGAGCGTGGAGAAGGGGGATTTGGAAGTACTGGTAAATAAATAAGATTAAATTAGGTTAAATCAAAAATAAGTTGTAATTTTGCAGAATGAAAAGAATAATTAGAACAGTAGTAATGTTAACACCATATATAACGCTTATTGCGGTTGAGATTTATGGTATTTGTTGGCTAATAAAAAACCTTTAATTCGATGTATATAAACTTTGAGATTGCCAAAAAAAGAGGGTTGTCCCCTACAGATGTAGCTAACCTACAACTTATTTCACAAAACAAAACCGAGAAGTTAGAAGGGATTATTTTTGACCATATATCCCTTCCTACTCTTGATGCTTACCAACAGCAAGGGCTTGTAAATTTAGTCAAAGCTAAGAATAAGAGTCAAACTATCCAAAATAGGATTAGACTAACCCCTAAAGGAAATATTCTGCTAGAGGATTTACAAATACCTGAGGTTAATGATGATGATTTAATGCTTTACACTTGGTTAGAGTCTATCTATAAAAAAGAGCAGAAAGAGATAGGTAATCGTAAAAAGACAAAACTTCTGATTTCATTGTTCCGGGCTCACTCTGGTATTGATAGGAACAAACTTGCTTTACTTTGTAAGGTTTTTATAAATGATGATACTCAATTCTTGTACAGTCAAAGACTAGAATATCTTTTTTTCAAACCTGCTAGTGCTTTTGCAACTAGATTTGATTTAGAGCAATCTAAACTATATCAGTACTACATAAAACGTAAAGAAGAGTTTGATAATAAATTTAAACTAATAGACGAAAAAGAAAATGATTAGACCATTAGGAGAAGTAGCAGATAGGTCATTTAGAGACCTTAATAAATACCAAAAGGGGAGAAGTAAACCTATTAAGACCGGTAGAGAATGGTTAGATGATATTTTTGGAGGATTACTTCCTGGAGATATTACGACTATTGCCGGTGCCAGTGGTGGAGGAAAGTCATTTGAGGTACAAAGAATCAAGAACTTTGTGATGGATATAGAAAACAATGAAGCAGCAGCAGACTTTGTTTGGTTAGACTATGCTTGGGAGATGAGATTTATGTCAAATATTTTACGGGATTTGAATAAGACTCTTGGTAAAACTAAGAAAGATATTTTGACTATTGAATTTACGGAAGAAGAGAAAGCTTTAGTTAAAGCCTATTCAAAAAATCTATCAGATGGTAGATATTTTATCAACGAAGATACTATTACTCCAAAACAGTTCGAGAAGGAGTGTTCTGAGTTCTTAGAGCTACAAAAAGATAAAAAAGCTGTCTTTATATCAATTGACCACATTGCCCTCGGAAAAGATGAAACAGGAGAGAAAAAGAATACTGTTGATTCTATCATTGAGATTATCAATAGGTTGAAAAAGACATACCCAAATAGTTATTGGATTGTTCTTTCTCAGATGAACCGTAATATCCTTGGTAGGATTAAGGATAAGGACATTATGGCTATGCCAAATAGGTCAGACATTTTTCAATCAGATTCGATGTTTTTTATTTCCGACTACCTTTATATTTGTCATAACCCTTATAGACTTGGAATAAAACAGTTCTCTAGGGTAAATGAAGAAGCTTATGAATACTTGAGCCAACACTTCTGTGAAGAGAAGAATGGTAAAGTATCCTTTGACACTCTTGGCAAAATGTTCTATATTGTTCTGAAATCTAGAGAGTCTGAAGTTATCTTTAGAGATATTTTTATAGAGGATTTAGGAGTCAAGAACAAAGAGAAGTATCGAGATAGACCGGAAGAGGTTGTCACATCTTATGATATTCCAATGTTTAGTAAGAAGCCTGAAACGCCTCAACTAGAAGTTTTACCTCCACCACCATTTGGTACATTGGCAGATGCATTTGGACCTCCAGTAATTGAAGATGATGATGCACCATTTTAATAAAGTAAGAATGTCATAATAAACTGACCTACTTTATTGTGCAAAACTTAGTTTATTATATTGAAACCCCGGCTATTAACTTAGTCGGGTTTTTTTTTGAAAAATAATTAATAAAAAGCTTGTAGGAATGAAATGTTGTTCGTACCTTTGCAAAATAAAATTAGAAAACATGAAACATGAAATTAGGGTAATCCCAAAAGAGGAGATATTATCAAACAGATGTAGTGCTTACTCTTTTGTAGATTTTAACAATCTTGGGCTAGAGACAGAAGTAAGAAGTGTGTTTAACTACTTCAGAAAAGATTTTACAGAGATGTACCCCACAGAGGGTGCTGAAAAAACATTAGTTAGACCCACAGATGTCTATTCTAAAAAGACTCTAGAATTAAATAAAAGATTAGGTATTCATAAAATTAACAAACAAAACAAAAAAAGTAATGGAAGAAACTAAAAAACCAGAAAACCCAATTGCATTCCCAAGAACTGCTTTTGATAGTAAAGGAGATATTACTACTTGGGGTAAAGAATATGAAGGAATGACTTTAAGAGATTACTTTGCAGCAAAAGCAATGCAAGGAATGTTCACTGAGTCTATCCTTAAAATATCTGATGATGTAGTAAAATCAAATTATAAAACAAGAAGAGCAGAATGGTTTGCTGAACAGTCTTATAATTTTGCAGATGCAATGTTAAAACAAAGAGAACTATAAAAGTAAAGTAACAAAAAAACAAGAAAAAATGATTATAGGAATTAGTGGGAAATTGGGTTCGGGAAAAGATACAGTAGGAGAAATTATTAAATATTTAACAGCTGGGGATACAGGTCCAGAATGTATAAAAAGATTAAGAGCAGGATTACCTATTGAAGGGTATCACAATAGTACTTTTGTAAACAAAAAATTTGCTGGAAAGCTGAAGACTGTTGGGAGTCTTATCTCAGGAGTTGCTGTTGAAAACTTTGAAGACCAGGATTTTAAAAAGCTTGATATGGGGAAAGAATGGGGTATGACTTATAGAGAGTTCCTTCAAAGACTTGGTACCGATGCAATGCGTGATGGATTACATAAAAATGTTTGGATTAATGCTTTGTATGCTGATTACAAAGCTGGAGACCCAGACTATGATGCATTTTATCCAAATTGGATTTTGACAGATATGCGTTTTCCAAATGAATTAGATTCTGTAAAAGAAAGAGATGGATTTACTATCCGGGTTAATAGAACCACTTTTAGAACAACAGAGACAGAGCTTGGAAAATTAAGTGTAGTTAATCAACCGGAAGTAGATAAATTACTAGGTATCCAAGAACACCCCTCAGAAACAGCTCTTGATGATGCTGAGTTTGATTACACAATAAACAATAATGGCACCATAGAAGATTTGGTGAACTCAGTGAGAAGGATTTTATTAAACGAAAGAATTATATAATGGAATATATAGGGATTAACGAGGAGTACCAAGAATGGAGAGAAACTTGGCAGGACAGTAACTTTATGGCTGATTTGACAATAAGACAACGAGAAAGAGATTTCCGTGAAGGATATATGAGAGGTTTTAAGATGGCTAAAATAGATGCAAAAAAAGAATTGGAGAATGTATTTTTTAATAGTTTAGACCAAGATTTACTCCAAGAAATTACAGCTTATGCTGAAAAAAATAAGCCGGAAGTGAAAAGAGTAGAAGTAATACAACACTCTACTCCACATAACGGAAGAGCATATACGAACTATGCTGCCAAAGAGGTGGAAGTTCAGTATCAAGATGGTGGTAGAACATTAAAAATTTTTTGTAAGTAATATGAATTTAGACAAAGTATACGTAATAGATTTTGAGTCAGATGGACTCGTTGACCAAGCCACAAAAATATGGTGCATGGGTATTTCTTGGAAAGATAAGAGTGGAAAGTGGCAAGTTAAGTCTACTACAGATTATGATGCTATGAAAAAAGTTCTTAGTAATCCTGATAGTACTGTTGTCTGTCATAACTTAGTTAGATTTGATGTCCTTTTATATGAAAAGATTATGGGAGAGAAAGTCCAAGCTAGTCTTATTGACTCTCTTGGGCTATCTTGGTATTTGTATCCAGAAAGAGGTCAAGGAGAGCATGGATTAGCTGCTTGGGGAGAGTTTTTTGGTGTGCCAAAACCTAAGATTGATAATTGGGAGAATTTGTCAATAGAAGAATACTGTCATCGTGTGGAAGAGGATGTAAAAATTAACACAAATTTGTGGGTAAAACAATACGAGTATTTGAAAAAGATTTACCCAAATCCGGAGGATATTATTCGCATCATAAAATACCTGAACTTTAAACTTCTTTGCTTGAGAGTACAAGAAGAAGAAAAGATTTTGATTGATGTAGTGCAATGCCAAAAGAACCTGGATATTCTGCAAACCATAGAGACCGAAAAGAAAACTTTATTGGAAGCAGCTATGCCTAAAATTCCAATAGTAAAAACTCTGACTAAGCCAAAGGTTCTACATAAAAAAAATGGTAGTCTTAGTGTAGCCGGTGCCAAGTGGTTCGAGATATTGGAGCATAATGGTATCAGAGAAGATTTTGAAGGAGAATTAAATCTTACCACGGGGTATGATGAACCAAATGCCGGTAGTCCCAGCCAAGTAAAAGAATGGTTAATGAAACTAGGTTGGAAACCTTTGTTATTTGAAGATGGTAGAAACGGCAAAGTTCCACAAGTACGAGATAAAGAAAAAATGCTTTGTAAAAGTGTCCTTGCTCTCAGAGAAGTTGAGCCGGCAATTGAGCATTTAGATGGACTTTCTGTTGTAACACACAGAGCTGGTTATCTGAAAGGTTTTTTAGAACGTGCCGATGAGAATGGTTATGCAGTTGCTTACGCCCATGGATTCACTAAGACTCTTAGGTTAAAGCATGCCAAACCTTTTGTTAATTTGCCAAAACCTACTTCTCCTTATGGAGAGTTTATTCGTGGTGTTATTATTGCCCCGGAAGGCAGTATCTTGATTGGTTCAGATGTTAGTAGTTTGGAGGATAAGATGAAACAGATTTCAATCTACCCTTATGACCCTGAGTATGTAAATGATATGAACCGGCCAGGTTGGGATGCCCACTTGGATATTGGGATAAAAAGTGGTATGATTTCTCAAGAAGAATCTGACTTCTTTCGTTGGTATAAAAAGAAAGACCGTCAGAAAGAAGACTTACCTGATATTTTCAAAGTCTATACAGATGATGAGTTATCGGAGCAGTTCGAGAAAGTTAGTAAGAAAAGAGCAATTGCCAAGACTGGAAATTATGCTTTGACTTATGGTTGTGGTGTTCCAAAACTAAAAGAGTCTACTAATCTGACTACCAAGGATGCGAAGATTTTATTTGATGGGTATTGGGGACGTAATTGGTCTGTTAAAAAATATGCTGAGGACCAAGCGGTAAAAAATGTAGATGGTAAATCATGGATTTGGAATCCTATTACACAGTTCTACTACTTCTTAGCTTCTGAGAAAGACCGTTTTTCTGCTTGTAATCAGTCTGCCGGTGTTCGAGTGTTCGATGCTTATGTCTTTGAAATGCTTAAACGTGGTATTAAACCTATTTTTCAAGCCCATGATGAGGTTTTATTAAGAGTTAGGAATGAAGATGTAGAAAATACGTATTCGGCTCTTAAATCGTCCATAGATAAAGTAAATAAACAATTCAACTTCCCTGTTAAAATAGAAGTTGATATACAGAAAGGAATGTCTTATGCAGCTGTTCACTAAAAATAAATTAAAAAAAGCTTGTGGGAACAAAAACTTGTTCGTACCTTTGCAAAATAAAATAAGAAAATATGATAGTACTTATAATTTTAGTAGTTCTCGCAGTAGTTGTTGAGAATATTTGGTCCCCACGTTTGGCCTATATACATAGAGAAGACATGTTGATTGTACATTACAGTAAAAAAAATACTAGAGATTATATAGTTATTGTAAAATTTTAACAAATACAAAGATAAAAAATATGGAAGTAGAGATTAGTTACTTAGGTGTAGAAATGACAATTGAGGGTATGTACTACCCAGGGGAACCAGAAATTATGTATGAGTCAGATATGGGTGGTTATCCTGGCAGTAGTTCTGAGTTTGAGATATTTAATGTATTTGTAGGAGAGGTTTCAATTATTGACCTTTTATCAAGCTACCAAATGCAAGAAATTCAATCAGAGGTTTTAGAAAAAATAGAAGAATGATGGTAGCAACAAAAAAAGAAGAAAACTTGATTTGGGATATTTATCGAGAGCTTTATAAAGAAGCCACCCCCAGTGCAGATTTTGACAAACTAGTAGAGGAAGCTCCAGTAGACAGTAGTGGTAGAAAATACATTGCTTTTATGGATTACGAGATAGCTCAGAATACCTTTAATGAGATATTAGACAAACAATTGGAAGGTCGTAGATTAACAAAGCTGAAACAAGGTATGATTCGTAATACAGTCTTACTCGGTTGCAGCCCTAAATTTAAAAAAGAGTAGTTATGTTGAAAAAAGGAGATAAATACATTCACTTCACTAAATATGGTGGAGTGAATTTTGGAACAGTTAAGGAGGTATTTAACCTACATTCTTTTGACCACTTAAATAAAGTAACTTATTTAAAACCTTGTATTAGAAATGAAAATAGTATGACTTATGAGTTAGAAAAAGATGGTAGATTTTATAAAATTGACCGAGAATATACTCAAGAAGAAGCAGATAATTTACACAATCATTTTATAAGATTAGTAGGAATGACTAAACATCAAAGAATATCAGAAAGTTTAAAAGGAGTAAAACTACCCCATGAAAAAGCTGATTTGTAGTCTTTTGGGGCATAGGTTTAAATACAACTTCGGTTGGGCACCTAATAAATGTTACTGTTCACGATGTGGAGCAAAATGGAAATCAATTAAAAACCCGGATTACAATGGAAACCCAATTGAAACAGAGATGTACATTTGGGTTTCTTGTGAACCAAAAATAGAAGAAAAATGTATTATAGATTAACTAGACAAGGAGACGGACTTATGAAAGAGTCCAAAGACATCAAATGGATTGAGTTTGATGAACAAGGTAAATTTAAAAAGGATTATAAAACCCCTAAAAAAGGTAGAAGTTTATTGATGAGCCCTTTTAACTCTTTTTTTACTTGGCAAACAACTCCGGTTGTAAAAGTAATAGAAAGAACAGAAACTATGGTTCATTTCAAAACAGAAAATTCAGAGTATAAACTTTACAAAGTAATATAATGGAAGGTACTTTAAGATTTGACCAAGATAAAGATGATTGGTTTGTAGAATACGAGGAGCACTTTAGGATAGTAAAAGATGATAAAGGGCAAGCTTATGATGCTCAGACTATCACTAGAAGACTTATAGTGGATTCTTTTTTGTGTCCTGGAAAATACCCCACAGACATATTGAACCACGATGGGACAACTGTAAATTTTGATACAGTTGTCTTTAATCTAAATAATGAAAAAGGGCAGTATTATTCTGCTAGAATTAAACAATAAAAAAATGACAGAAGAAGAATCATTGGTACAAAGTTACCTATTAGAACAAGAGCACGAAAATGATAATTATAGTCCATACTGTCCGGTATGTTCTGGTTGTGGAGAGTCTGGATGTTGTAGCCCAAAAAACTGTGACCCCGATAATGTACTTTGTCAATATCCAAAGACTTATACAGCAGACCTTAAATTAGGCTACCGTACTTGGGAAAAATGGTATGACTTATTAGAAGAGAACTCTTGGTTTGGTAAAAAGGAGGATTTTATGAAGATTTACCATGAGGAATTGGATTATAGATTTGGAGGAGATGAAGAATAAAATACTAAAACTATGGAGGTATTTCTTTCCAGTAAAGTTAGAAATACAAAGAGAGGTTGTCTACAATGAAGTAACTTGTCTTGAATGTAATGAGTCTTTAGTTAGCTATAATAGGCATGATTATAAGACTTGTAGTTGCCCAAATCAGGCAATGGTTGATGGAGGTCAATCTTATGGTAGGTATGGTGCCAAAGACTTAAACAAAATTGAGACTTTCTATGTTTACAGTGATGATGACTTTAAGTTTGTTCGTAGGTATGCTTCCCGTGGAGGACGTGGTGTAGATGGTAGACAGCCTTTGACTTGGACTAAGCTAAAAGATATGAATGATGAGTGGTTACAAGCAGTTCTAGATTATTACCCTGAGGGTACAGATAATTCTCATCTTAGACTTATACAAAAAGAAATTGATTACCGTAAACAACATAGAAGTCGTGGAAAAAACATATAAAAAAGTAGGTAGAAAGTATGTTGAGATTCAGCCCTCAATACCATTGAATCAAGAAATTGTATTAAGTTGTGCTTTTAGATATGCTTTGGGTAGAGCTACGTATGTAGTAGGCTCTGTTTGTGAAGAGCTTATTCGTCTAGAACCGTTGCTTGACAAAAACTTTAAGTATCGTACCGCTAAAGAAATCCAAGAATACCAAGATGAACATGGAAAAGCCGGTTGGGATTTTGATAATGATGAATGGAATTACGTAAAGTGGCTGTTTACTCCCGAAAGAAGAGTTATGGTTGAAGCTAATTACTATCAATCCGATAAGTGGGTAGATGTAGAAGCCGTAAGAAGTGACGATTTAGATGATGATGGGAATGTTAAATATCTTTCTTTAGTAAGTAAAGATAGGTATTATTTTAAAGTGAGAAATATAAGACAAAAATAATGGAAAAACCAAATTCAGGGATAGCGGTAGATGGGGCCTGCTCAGGTAATCCTGGGCCAGCAGAGTATAAAATTGTAGATATTGCTACTGGCAAGACTTTGGTTGAGCGTAGTATAGGTATTGGTACAAATAACCACGCTGAGTTTATAGGATTGTGTCATGCAATATATCTTTACCCAAATAAAACTATCTATTGTGATAGTGTTACAGCAATGTGTTGGGTTAAAAAGAAGTCTGTAAACTCTAAACATCCCCACCCAGAAATACAAAGGTGTATAGATATGTTAAAAAGTATCACTAAAATACCAAGACTTGTTAAGTGGGATACTAAATTGCATGGTGAAATCCCTGCTGATTTTAATAGAAAATAATAAAGTTTAACAAGTTTGTATATTTAATATAAAGGTTGTATCTTTGCAAAGTATTATGGTCTGAAACCTAAAGATAATACTGTAAAATATTTGCCTTTTGAATGATGTGTTGCTTCAGACCCAACACAGATTTTGGAAGGCTTTTTTATTTTAAATAGTATGGAAAAGATTTGTGGAATTTACAAAATAACTTCTCCTAGTGGGAGAGTTTATATAGGAGAAAGTAAAGACATTTTTAAAAGGGTGTATTATTACAAGATACTTAGTTGTAAAAGTCAAAATAAGCTTTATAGCTCCCTAAAGAAACATGGTTGGGATTCTCATATCTTTGAAATTATAGAAGAATGTGAGTTTGAAGAGTTACTCTGTAGAGAACGGTATTGGCAGGATTTTTATGATGTGCTAAATGAAGGTTTGAATTGTAAATTGACTGAATGTGGGCAAATAAAACAAGTTCATTCTGAAGATACATTACAGAAATTAAGAATACCTAAACCTCAATTAAGAGGGGAGAATCATCATAACTGGGGTAAAGAATTAAGTAATGAGACTAAAGCTAAACTGAGATATTCTGCAAAAGAACGTTATAAAAATAATCCAGAGCTAACTTTGAATATAAGTAAGATGAGAAGTGGAAAAGGTCATAGACAATACGGTATCCCTATAAGTAATCATCAAAAAGATGCTATAAAAAGAAAAAATTCCAAGATAGTTCTTTGCATAGATACAGGTATATTTTATTGCAGTGCTTTAGAGGCATCTGTGGTTTTTGGTATAAAATACTCAACTCTTAGAAGTATGCTAAATGGGAGTTGTAAAAATAAAACAAATTTAATTTATTGCTAATGTCACATTATAAAGATATAAAATTTCAATATTACCCCTGTCAAATTAGTGTACCAACTCCATTGGGGGAAGTTACTTTTGAGCAGTTTATAAAAGCCAACAAAAATCCTAAAGGAGAGATTATAACTCTTTTTGAACAAATTTCTGCTGCCAGTGCTGCTGGGGATATGGAATTAAAAGCTAAGCTAAAGTCAAAGTTATACTATTTTACTCCTTGTGTTAATACAGATGGGTTAGGTAGAAGTTATTCAAACATAACAAGTTTTACGTCTTTTATGACTCTTGATTTTGATAAACTACCAGATGCACCGGCTTTTAAGCATTTTTTGTTTGGTGCTGTGCCTAGTATTGTAGCTGCATACCTATCACCATCAAAATTAGGTTGTAAATTCATTGTTAAAATTCCTGTATGTAAAACTACAGAGGAATTTAAAAGTTACTTTTATGGTATGGGTAATTACTTAGAAAAGTATGAAGGATTTGACCCCTCTACTCAGAACTGTATTTTACCCCTATACCTTTCGATTGACCCCGACTTATTATACCGTGAAAATGCAGAGACTTGGACTGAAAGAGGTTATAAGCTTGATGAGTTCAAGGTATTTACTGGAGAGATTGAAGTTTTAGAAAACATATCTGATAAGGATAAGAGTAGGGTAAAGACTATTTTAACTAGGTCTATGGAAAAGATTGTAGATTCTGGCCACTTTATTGTTAGGTCTACAGCACTTTGTGCCGGGGGTTATGTTGCCAGTGGCTATTACACTCAAGAAGAGATAGAGGAGATACTTTATTCTTTGATTGCGGATAACGATTACTGTAAGAAAAATTTACGTGGGTATAAACAAACTGCAAAAGAGATGATAATCAGGGGTATGAAAAGCCCATTATACTTAAAAAATGACTAAAAAAGATTTTTATCGTAAAGATTATTTAACGTATAAGAAAAAGTATAAACTTTTCTGTAAAAATGAGCCAGCAAATTTAATTTGTTTGGTAAAACCGAATATAAGTAGTACTTTTGCAAATAGAATTTTAATTAGTGAAATTAAAAAATAAAATATGGAGATTAACAAAAAGAGATTACAAGAGCTCTATGAGCAAGAACAAAGTAAGACGTTGGCCGCTAAAGCCTATTGTGAAGAAGTTGGTATCGTTTATGACGAAACTTTTCGTAAAAAAGCTAATGCCTACATCTTAAAATCTGAACGTTCTGTAGAAGAGTCAGAAGATGAAGACATAGAAAATGTTTCTAGTACTGATACCAATCAATACGAAAAAGTGGCTTCTTTGTCGGCACTAAAACCTGATGGTTCTATTATGAGTGTCAAGGAATACTGTGAGTTTTATAAAATCCCATTCGAGGATGTGCGTACTTACAAATTAGTAACTCATACTGGAAAAGGTGCTTATTATAATATTGCCTCTAATCCTATTGAAGGTGGTTATATGGAAAGCTTCCACAAGAAGATTCTTGAAGATATTGCCGCAATACCTAACAGACCGACAACCTGGTATAGACAAGATGATATTGAATTTGATGATGAACATTTATTTGTAATTGACCCTGCTGATGTCCATATTGGAAAGTTAGCTAAAAGTTTTGAAACTGGTGAAGATTACAATAATCAAATTGCAGTACAAAGGGTTCGTGAAGGTGTTGAAGGATTATTAGAAAAAGCAAAAGGTTTCAAGATTGATAAAATTTTATTTATCGGAGGAAATGATATTCTTCATATCGATACACCTAAAAGAACTACAACATCCGGTACTGACCAAGATACTGATGGAATGTGGTATACCAATTTCTTGATTGCTAAGGAGCTTTATATTGAAATTTTGACTAGGCTTATTCAAGTAGCCGATGTACATTTTGTATTTAATCCTAGTAACCATGATTATACCCATGGATTCTTTTTAGCCGATGTAATCCAAACTTATTTCAAAGACTGCAAGAACATCACTTTTGACTGTTCTATCGCTCACAGGAAGTATTATGTGTATAATGAGAACTTAATTGGTACCACACATGGTGACGGTGGGAAACTAGATAATCTTCCTTTAACTATGGCTCACGAAAGTCCAGATTGGAGTTCTTGTAAACATAAGTATATTTATGTACATCATTTCCACCATAAGATAAGTAAAGACTATATGGGTGTTTGTGTAGAGGCTTTGAGAAGCTGTTCCGGGACAGACTCCTGGCACCACAGGAATCAATTCCAGCACGCCCCTAAGGCGATTGAAGGATTTATACATCATCCTTTGCACGGTCAGATTGCTAGATTAACACATCTTTTTTAATAGTGTTGTAAAAAATAACCCCCTTAGATTTTTAAGTCTTTGGGGGTTTTTCTTTGCCTATACTCTAACGCTCTAGTAACTCGGAACTGCTTTTGACAGCGATAGGCTTACGTGTACTTTAATAAGGTTGCTGATTTGCTTGCTCCTCTAATTGGGCAGCTTTAATCTGCTCTTTTGTCTTTTCATCAATAAACCATGCTATTGGTGTAAAGGCTTCCTCTTTGTTAAAGAAATCATACGAATCTCTTTGTGATTGTAAGTTTTTAGCTGACCAGAAATCAAAGAATGATTTAGCTCCAACTATATTTTTAATTGCATAGGCTTCTTGATAAGTAACTCCTTTATACCTACCTGATTTTACTACATCTGTATTTACTAAGTCTCCTATAGAAACTAGGTTTTGTATTTTTTGAAGTCCTACAAGCGGTTCTTTTGCAGAACTATAAAATTCCCCAACTACCCCAAATTGAGATGATGAAGTTTCATTTGCCATTCTTTCAAACAAATACGCAGAAGTTTGTGCTAACATACTGTCTTTATCATCATCTGCCCAACGTCCCAATGCTAGGGATACCAAAAAGATTCCTGATAAAACACCAACTTCTATCATAACTCTTCTCATATTCTGCCTTACTACTTCTGAGTCTGCATTCATATACTCGGATTTAATTTCTGAAAAACTACCTTTTAGGCCATTTTTATTGAATCCCATATTTATATTCTTCGTCAAAAATTTCAATAAAGATATGTAAGAGCCTTCTTCATACATTCCGTTTTGTAGATTTAATTGTGCTCCCTTGAACCTATTTGAATAAGCAATAGATAACCAACCTTTGTGAGTCATAGTAAATTTACCTACTACGTCTCTTTGTAGCATAGTTCTCTCTTCGTCTTTTATCTGGCCATCAATTCTCTCAATAACCTTACCAATTCTACTTATCACTCCAAGCTCTATGTTAGAGAAATCTTTCTTAAATTGCTCATCATTTGCTCTACCCATATCTTTGGATAAGTTCTCATAGTCATAGGTAACTCTTGGTAGTGGTTTTCCTTGAGCATCACTTGTTACAATATACTTATACAAGTTTTTGTCTTCAATAGCTCTCCAACCCTCTCTAATTCCTTTTTCTGTAGCATCTGAATTTTCAGCTTTGAATAACCTACTAAAAGTTCTAAAATCTACTAATTTACCATTATATATTCTGTGCCCAAATAATTGAGACAACATAGCATTTGAAATTGGGCTAAAGTTACCTACCGTATGTAATGCATACAATGATTTACCTAAAGCTCTTGTTGTATTCCCGTATTGGGAATCTTCAAATCTTTTGTTCACGTCAAATGCTCGGAAAGACTCTCCAATTATAGAAAGTTTTGATTCAGAATATACTGCAAGACCTTCTTTCATAGCCGGTGTTGCCAGTTTTCTAAATTCATTGAATCCCATGTTGTACGAATCTTTATCCACATACTGACCAATCAATCTTTCTGTAAATAGTCCAGCTTCTGCTGTAATCCAAGAAGTCACCGGTACTACAACGTTAAGTGCAAGAGAGTTATTTTTTAACCAACCGTGCAACCAGTTGATTATTTTTGATAAATCTACCTGTCCTAAGAATGGTAGTGTTACTCTCCATTGCTTTATCTCTTTTACCCCAAACATATTATAATCAAGATATGATTTAAACATTTTGTAGGTATTTGTAGCTTGTGCCTCTTTACCTTGTGGGTATGCTCTGCTCAAAGCTGTATCATGCAATGCTGCAAATTCTGAGAAACTTTCTCTTTTAGCTTTGTATAGCTCCGATTGTTGGGCCATTGCCATAGAGCTATAAAATAAGTCATTTGATATAAATGAAGAGTCTGGGAAACGGTTCAAGAAATACTTAGGTATAATTCTAAGACCTGACTTCTTGATTAATGACTCACCATCTAATTCTTCTCCAAAAGCTTGTTCATCTATTCTATATCTTGTTATGTCTGACCACCAATCTTTAAGACTTCCTTTTTTACCTTGTACAGAGGTTATAATCCTCTCCATTTTAGTTTTACTAATCTGTGGTGCCAAGTATAAATTATGCTCTCCTAACTCTCCGTATGAACGTAGTGTGTCTTTCTGAAAATTTAAGAAATCTTCATATAGGGCATACAGTTTCTGATTGCCCCTAACTGTCATCTTTCCATTTACATCTAAAACAGGATTATTGTTTGCATCTAATACCGGATTAAACATTTCAACAAATCTTGGATTAAGATATTGAGAAAGTTTTGGTTGTTGCATTCCCCCCTCAAAGTTCTCTTTATAATTGTCGTTCTTCTGTTTTAAGTTAGTCGCTTCATAATAAGAAAAGTTATTACTCATCTTTATATCGCTTCTTGTTAAATTCAGATTAGCTACAATACTATGCACACTTTTATTACTTTCTCGTAATTCTTTATAAAAAGCATCTAATCCTACTGGAGAAAAGGCTCTATAATAAGGAGCTAGTTTACTCTCTGCATACTGTACTTTTAAATTGCCTAAGTCCTCTTTGACTAAAGTACTTAAATCTAGACCCCCAGCTATTTTTTGTATAAGCAATCTCTGGTTATCAGTTGTATATCTACCTGCTAAGAAGTTCTCTAATGTATCTCCAAATGCTCTAACTCTTTTAGCGTTATCAGAGGTCATGTGCTTCATAGCAAAATCAAACCTTTTGTTAGTGTCTTTTTCAATACCTTCATCTTGTAAGGCTTCGTAATAAGCTTGGTTAGGTGTTACTTCAAAAGGTTTCTCTCCTGGTTCTTCATAGTTTTCTGTTTTGAATAATGAAGTTAGTCTTGAATACCCATCATCAATACTAGCTGACATCTCAATTACTAGATTCTTAATCTCATCTGGAATTTCATCTGCTAAAGTATTAGTAAAGTTTCTAGAATCTTGGTACTGTTTTAGTATAGATTTTCTTTTATCTAGTGCTTTTCTATAATCTTTAATCTGATTTACCCATCCTGGTTCTGCTTCCGGGTTTTCTAAATAGTCATCTAGTTTTTTATTGAAAGATTCAGAGTTGTCATAATTAGCCCAGAAATCATTTGAAAAACCTATATTAGAATTTAGTAGAAAGAACTCAAGAGCCATATCTCTACCACCTTCTGTTTTATCTTCTTCAATAGCCTGCAATTCTTCTAAGAATTTAGGTGCTAATCTCTCAACATCTATTTTTTCTCCTGTGGCAGCTGCTTCTGCCTTTTTATCTTCCATAAACTTTTGGTCAAGTTTATTTATCTCAAAAGCAATAGTACCATCTTCTCTATCTCCTTCTGGAAGACTAGTATTAAGTTCAATTAATTTTCCACCAACATCTAATGTAACCCCTGGGGTAATTACTTCTACTTCTATTAATCCTTGCTTTAAAACCCCTCTGTTATCAGTCAGAGATTTTAATCCTCTTCTTTGTAGATTTAAAGCATTTAAGTTGTGCTTCTCCTCTGCGGTATATCTAGGTAATCCTTTTTCTGTCTTAGTACGAGATATAATCTTGCCTAAATCTGTAGAAATAGTCTTTAACCAAGTTTTTGTTATATCGCTAATTCCTAAGTCTTCGTATTTTTGGTCTCTTTCTTTATAGTAATCCTCCGTAAAAGTTCTCTCAATTTTGCTTGTTATAGCTGCATTTGTAATTTTAGAGTATTGTTCTTTTTGGTCCTTGTCTGTGATTTGAGGTAGTTTACCCTCTTTCATCATAGTTTTTATCTCTTCCTCAGTATTTGTACTTCCGGTTACTGTTATAAAAGCTTGGGCCTTGATACTGCTTAAATCATTGTCGAATCTGGACCAATCATATACACTCAAAATATACCCATCTTTATCCATAAATTTAGGCATATCTTTTTCAGTAAATCCATGTTTTTGTAACATTGCTTGGAATCCTTTAGCCCTATCTTGATAATTTTGTGTGGCTTTGATTGTCATATCTGAAATTACAAGGCCTAACATTCTTAGTAGTGGGTCATCTGCATGAGTTATTTGACCAAACCACGCATACAAGTTACCTGTATCCTTCTTGGCGGCATTAATCCCCTCTATTAATTTTGCTCTATCTGTATCGTCTAAACTCCATCTTACAACTAATCTATCAACAATTCTATTTAAGATTTTGTTTTCTATATTGTCAATTTTACCTTGTACTCTAGTAATATTAAGAACTACTTTTTCAATATCTGGAACAATATCTTTCAAGTCCTCATCTACTTTGGCAAGTACCATTAATCTACCTAATAAAGGATTTATGTTTTCCTTTAAACTGTGAAGAACGATGTCCTCTTCGTTTGTCAAGGTTTCTCCTTTTCTTTCTGCGTTCTGAATAGCTACATCAATATAATCACTCTGCCTTTTTGCCAATTTAATAAGTTCTAAAGCAGAACTTTTTGTAAGTTGTTTATCTAGGGCTTGTGTTAAGATTCTATTACTTGTAGCAGAACCTCTACCGGCTCTTTTTAAGTTTTTTTCTTGCTCTAGAAGTACTCGTACTAATTGGTTTGAAACGGCTGACTTTGTATCTAATTCTATATCCCCAGTTGAGCCCTGTGTCTGATACATCCTAAAGGCTTTAGTCCTGGTTTGTTCGATATTAAGATACTTATTTACATCTTTTGATAAAAGTAAGTCTTCAACTTTCAAAGTTAAAGTTGCGATGTCTTTTTCTAATTGGCCAGTTACTGTAACTCCCTGGAAGAATTTTACAAACATATCATATATTCTTTGTATGATATTTCTTTGCACTTCGGTCTTACCTTCCATATTGAAATTATTCATTATGTTTTTGGTAAGTTCTTTTCCAAGAATTTCTTTTCTAACTAATTGCTCTACCTCTTCGGCAGTCATTGTTGGGTTTTCTCTTGTATAGATTTCTCTATAGTGTTCTGCATGCTCTTGATAAGACTCTACTTTATGTATATTTCTCAAGATATTCTCAATCTCTGCTTCGTCCCAGGCTTCCACAATAAAGTGTATAGTCTCTTCTGTCAATACATCAACACCTATTCTACCCTCTTTCAAGGCTACTATTTGTTTAGCAATATCTACTAATCCTTCTGCTGATGGGTCAGCCCCATTCTTTCCTGCGTAGTTTTTATTGTAATTAGTAATACTAGTCACTTTTACACCCATTGCATTCAATATCCCAAGAAGTTTTAGCTTCAAAGAACTTTCATCAATTTGTGTTACTTCTTCATTTATACCACTTGGCAATGCTTGTCGGATTGCATTCTCTATATTTAGGTTTGCTCCGGCATCTTTACCAAATTTATCTTGTAATTCTTTTTTGTTAGCATTTCTGATTTCCTCTAGTGGAACTATTTTATCCCCTACTTTTACAGAATTTGCTTCATTTTTCAGAGTTATTCTACCGTCTCTAAAAATCTCAATGTTTCTTTTATTCAAACTTTGTATTGCCCCTTCCTTTAAGACAAGTTCATTTGCCATTTGTAGAGCTTGGTCATTACCTGCTGCTTGGTGGAAAACTTCCCCGTCTTGGATAAGTCTTTCGTCAGATAAAATATTCTCTTTTATATAGCTATTTATGAAACCCTCATAAGAAGATGGGTTTGTATTTGAAGATACTGTTTGTAATACTACAAATCCTTTTTCTCCAAAAACTCCTGTTTGAATATCTCCACCATTAGAGTCTTTTAAAGCCTCTTTGTAGGTATCGAAGCTTTGTCCTGTATCTGACTTAAAAGCAAGTTTTGAATCTTCCTTTATTCCAGAATCTTCCACATAAATATTTTTGTACAATTCTAGAGCCTCCTCTAAAGATGTTATGTGTGGTAATTTTGAGATTTGTTTAAATAGCATGCTTTCTGAACCATCTATGTTCAAAACTGTATTTATCTTACCCGATTTATTAAAGTGTATAGTACAATTCATGTTTTATTTATTATTTTATGCAAAATTAATGTTTTTATTTGATATACACAAATAAGTTAAAAAAGTTAAGGCTTCCGAAGAAGCCTTTTTTTATTGACACTCGAAGTAATCATCATTTATCTGTTTGAGTTCAGCCTTGCTGTAATACTGCTTAGAATGTTTGAAGACTTCTGGAGTTGTTTCAAGATGTGTATATTTCTTGTAGTCTATATTAGATAGGGGCTTTTCTGCCTCTATTGTTTTATAACTTCCTTCTGATGGAGTGAGTTTATTAAAGAACTTCACATTACCGCTTTCATAAGACATTTCAAATATTCCTGCCGGAGTTCTCACAATGTTATTAGCTTCGTTCTTAGCAGCTAAAACCCCTCCTTCTATATATGAGTACTCCCCTTTGATTTTAGGTACTTCATTTGGGTTATTTATAGCCTCTAATCTATTTTCTTTCTCCTTGTCGAACTCTTGGTATACATCGTCCTCTTGCTCAAGTCCAAGATTTAAGCTTTTAGATAAATTATCATATTGTGCAAAATCTTCTTTCCAATCTTG